GTGTCAGAAGACAGCGAGGAAGAAAACGAGTGGCGTAAGGAATTGGGATAAGCGAGTAGTTATTCACTAGGGGGTGAGCTTATGGAAAATATTGATTTTATAGAGTTTGGATTGAAAATATTTAAAGTAATTTACGACGCAGGTGGAGCGATTTTAGAGTTGTTAATAGACACTATCCAAGATATGGGTAATGCTGAAGATAAAGAACAAGCAGTTTAACATTCTAATGGGGGGAAGAAACGATAAGTATTCTTTCTAACTAGCAGGTTGTCGTCAGAGATATTCTTACTCGTTTGCCTGCCTTCCTCCCACCAGGGTGTTGAGGGATTATAGCATATAAAATGAACATGTCAGAACAAGATAAAGACACATTGATAATAATATTACTGTTGATAAGTCTGTTGATGGCGCTTGTTTTTAAAGTTGAAGTAAGGCTTTTTACAATGTTGTCTTTTGTATTTGCGGGTATGTATTTTGGGAGGAGTTTGTAGTGGAGTATAAAGTAAAGGTAGATGGTTTACTTATTAAATAAATAACTATGCAAATTATACAATTATTTGTTGGGTCTGGGTCTAGGTCTTGGTCTAGGTCTAGGTCTGGGTCTAGGTCTGGGTCTATGTCTGGGTCTAGGTCTGGGTCTATGTCTGGGTCTAGGTCTGGGTATTGGTCTAGGAGTGGGGACTGAGAATATATAAGGGAGGTTAAGTAATGAAAGAGCAAGCAAACATAATAGACGTAAACAGTATTCAGGAACTCTGGGGTGCTACTGATATTCCGGAGGGGACAAGGGTAAGGTATGTTTTTGACCCGGATGAGAATGAGAGACAGATAGTTTTAACGCTAGAGCGAGGGAAGGGAGAGGGGTCTACTTTGGGAGCGATATTTAGCGTTGATTTTTTTGAGAGTGAGATATGAGAAAAAATATTAAAAACTACCATAGCAGGCAGTCTATATCTAAAACCGTAGGATTAATCCAAAAGATTCTTGCCAGAGCAGGAGCTAGTAGAATTATGTTTGAGTATACAAATTCTGGGAAGTTAGAAAGCATTAGTTTTATGATTAAGACATCTCGCGGCGAGATCCCTATAATGTTACCAGCAAGAGTTAAAAAGGTTGCCAGGGCTATGTATGGTGATAAACGACGCTCTTTAACTAACTCACAAGAGGAGCAAGTAGAGCGTACTGCTTGGAAGAATATCCAAGATTGGATAGATGCACAAACAGCATTTATTGAAACAGAGGCGGTTAAGCTGGAGGAGATATTTTTGCCTTATATGACAACGCCAACCGGCGAAACATTTTTTGAGAAAATGGAAGATACAGGGTTTTTATTGGGGGAGGAAGAAAAATGAATAAACTAACAAAAAAACTTAATCGCAACGACGAAGACATCCTTTTCTTTGCCTTCCGATACGCTTTAGGCAGGCGTACCGGGGCTGTAGGTATAGTAGTTGATAAGCTTATAGAGGATTGGGATAAGTTACGATCTCAGACTCAAAAGCAGATTAAGGATGAGATTGGAGGATACCATGAGAAATGGGGATCGCTAGGGGATGATTGTGATATTAAGGAGTGGAGTAGGATTTTAGATTTAAAATGACTAATAAACAAACAAAACTAGATAGGAAGATTGAGGAGATAGTAGATGATACTAGAATCAAGACTCGGAAACACGCTATAAAGTCTTTCTATTCCTTCGCCTCTTGGCTCGCTCAAGAGTTGAGGGGGGAGGATATTGCAGATCAAGCAATTTTAAGGATGCAAATTGTAGCTGAGGAATTGGCAGGAAGACAAAAGGACGTTGAAGCAGTCAACTTAATTAACGACATAAGAGGCAAATATGAGGAGTTGAAAGACAAACGCAGGAAGGAATTGGGGGTGTGAGGAGTAACGGAGAGAAACACGACTGCGACATACCTCTTGAAACAATGGAAATATTAATTAAATTATTTCGCTGCCCTTTGTGCTCTTATAGAAACTGGATAGTAGCAGAAAGTGATTGGGAGGAAGATGATAGCTAAAACAAAGCACACTCAAAGAAAGGAGGAAGATGGGAAATAGAACTAAATTTTTTTCTACACTTAAACAGTGGCTATGGTACAAATTATTCAGAAATTGGGAGCCAGTATCCACAGATGATTTGAACAATGCTTATAATAGGAAAGGGGCAAAATGTGTATTTTGCGACAGAAAATATAATGACTAATCAAACTAAACCAAAAACAGCGGAACAATTAGCGGGGGAGATGGTGAAGGAGTTAGCTGAGCTTGAACACGAGCAATGGGTTTCATGGAGCAAGTCAATTGCAAAAACAGAAAATCTTTCAGCGTTAAGAGTTGAGCGTTGGAGGAAATTGTGGAAGCCTTATAGTCAATTGAGTGAGGAAGAAAAAGAGCAGGACAGAAAGTGGGCTAGAAAAGTACAGCCACTCCTTCTTCGCATGGCAAAGGAGGCTGTTGAGGCGGTGAGGGGGGAGGAGAAGGAAATAGACAATTTTAAGTTTATAGGTTCAGTAGGAGACAAAATAGAAGTTCAAAGAGATATGGGCTACAACCAAGCTTTAAAAGACTATGATAAAAGAAGGGAAGAATTGGGGGTGAAAATGGATAATGAAAACAATTAAGAAAAGATATTTTATTATTTATCATTCGGGAACGGGAAACTTTAATCATACGGATGGAGAATGGGCGCTAAAAGAGTTTGATACTTTGCATGAGATGCACAATTCAAATATAAAAAACCCCAGGGGGCAAATGGCAAGATTAATAACGGTTGAACAATCTGTTAAGGAAAGATGAATTGGGGGTGTAATCAATGATACCAGATTTAACAGATAAACAAACTATATATTTAAGTGGTAGAGGAGATTTGCCAGACGATATCAGGGAACAGGTAATATCTCGTATGAGTATTTTACAGAAGCAAGTTAATAGAAAAGAGCATTATAGTAAAAACGAATTTGAAAAGTGGGCTGAAACAACAGAGGAAGACGATCATGCCTAAACTAGACCAAAAAACAGATGTGAATATGTGTAAAAGAGAATTTTTGTTTTTCATTTGGGATGACCATAAATTTTCAAAAATTGATATAAGTGAAGATGTAAAAATAATTGGCAAGAAATTTGGAAAATTTGAAACGGGTATTTTTATTAGGAAATTTATCACGACTACAAAATATAAATGCAAAAATTGTGGAAAATCAAAAAAAGAAGTTGAAACAGAAGAGCAGACAATTAGGCAATACTATTAATAATATGCCCAAACTAGACCAACAAACAAAGGAGAAGATGTATAAGGAGTATATGACGACTGATAGGTCTATAGCTAAGATTGCCGGTAGCCACGGTATCTCTCGCTCCTACGCATTTAAGATAATAAGGGAGCTTGCAGTAGAAAAAGGAGAGCTTGAGGAATATGGTAAAGTAAAGGAGAAGAAGTTTAGGGATAGTAGGGTTCAGCTTAGGTAAGGAGGTGAGACCATATGAGCATATTTAGACTCATTGCAGGAGCGCTACTTATTGTAGTAGCATACGCGGGTGCTTACACACTCTTGCCTTTTGTTTTAATTAGGGAGAAGTTGGGAATATAGTTACAAAAAATGAGGTAGTAACAACTAAGGTTATTTGCTAGAATATTTGTAAGGTATGGTGGGGTTACAAAGTCTTTCGCGAGTTCCCCAACTCTTGCTGGAGGAAGTAACGCTACCATACCGATTGATATGCAAGAATAATTTATTAATTACAAAAAAGAAGTTGACGAGAGACTTGAAAAGCTAGAGGAGAGGACATCTTCGACAGAAGACGCAATAAGGAATATCCTACGCTTAATAGAGCAAACGATAGACAAAATAAAACAATTTTATGGATGAATTTGAAGACGTAGCTTTAATTTGTATTTGTGGCGACACATTTATCTGGACAGCCGGAGAGCAAAGGTTTTATCAGGAAAAAGGTTACTTTCAACCAAAGCGTTGTGTTTCTTGTCGAGCAAAGAAGAAAAATAAGGCTAGAGCGCAAAAACCCATTTACGAGTTAAAGTAAGTTAGGTACATACCTACCTGAACTAAATTTAAGGGGGCTTGCGGGGGCTGTGAGAAATGTTATAATCTCTCAAGATGTCCGCTAAAACTGTCTATGAGAACTACAGCGAGCTTACAGACGCTCAGACTAGTGTAATGCGCTTCTTTGGCAAATGGGTAGAAAACAATAAAACCCCCCTACCTCATAAGGATATTCTTTTGGAAATGGAGAAACGAAACATTAAATCTTCCACGGCAGTCTATTCTATTAATGTTTTAATTCGCAAGGGATATATAAGGCGAGTGTATACAACCTCGAATAAAAGCTTTTATGTCATGTTGAGGAAAGTTGTATAATATGAGCGAGGAGGCTTACAAAAAATTATGACGGATAAAAACACCGACAATTCAGAAAATCCAACAAATCCAACAGAACCGTACAAAAAAGAAGAGTTTGATTTGTTTATCGAGAAAATTAAAGGAAGCGCTATCGGGCATTGGGTTCAGGTAGCCAAAGTATTAGGAGTTGATAACTCTACAATACACGCATGGAAAAAACTACCACAAGCACGAAAAGCAATTAGTGATGCTATTGAAAGAAAATCAGACAAGATGCAAGAAGTTGGTAAAGACGATTGGAGGATGTGGGAATCTCAACTTAAAATGCTTGGTGTTTCTCCAATAGAGAAGTCAGAACGCGACCATACTACAAAGGGCAAACCGATACCTATCTTAGGAAATGTTTCAACGAACAACAGCAACCCAGAAGCTCCAGAAACTAAATAAAAGAATAAGAGGTATTGCAGGGGGAACGTCCGCGTCTAAAACTATCTCGATTCTTCTTCTCCTTATCCAGTACGCTCAAACCCAGGAAAATAAAACAGTTTCTATAGTGTCAGAGTCTATGCCTCACCTTAAAAAAGGAGCGATGAGAGATTTCCTGAATATAATGCAGTCGCACAATTATTATAACGACAGATTATGGAATAGGACAGATTCGACATATAAATTTGAAACGGGAACGATTATAGAGTTCTTTTCAGTTGAATCGTGGGAGAAGGTAAAAGGAGCAAGACGCGACGTTTTATTTATAAACGAAGCCAATCATATAACCTACAACGCCTATACCCAGATGGAAGTCCGAACAAAAGAGGTTATCTGGCTAGACTGGAATCCCGAAAACGAGTTTTGGTGGTACGAGGAAGTAGAGCCGAACCAAGATGTAGAGAAAGATTTTGTAACTCTTACATATAAAGATAACGAGGCGTTGGATGAAAGGATAGTTGGGTCTATTGAGTCAAGAAAATCAAATAAAAACTGGTGGCGCGTATATGGTTTGGGATTGTTAGGCGAAGTAGAGAACAGGATATATACTGGCTGGAAGATTATTGACGAGATGCCGCACGAAGCGAGACTTTATCGTCGTGGATTAGACTTTGGTTATTCTAATGATCCGACAGCGATTGTTGATATTTATCAATACGATGGGGGATACATATTTGATGAGCTTCTATACGAGCTTGGCCTTAAAAATAGAGAAATAGCTGAGAGGTTAAAAGCCGAGGAGATGGTTTTAACAATTGCAGATAGCGCCGAACCTAAAAGTATTGACGAAATTAAGGATTATGGTTATAAGAATATAGTCCCTAGTCAAAAAGGACAAGGATCGGTTCTTCAAGGAATCAACTTTGTTCAGGATCAAAGAATATCCGTTACTAAGCAATCAACGAATATAATTAAAGAGTATAGGAATTATTTATGGATGAAGGATAAGGAGGAAAATATTATCAATGAACCGCAGGATTTTCTTAACCACACGATGGACGCTGTTCGTTATGGTTTAGATCCTCTCCAAAAAAGAGGGGAGTATCAATCTCAAGACACAGGCGGAGTAAAACCATATATACCAGGAGTAGGATAGCTTGCCTTGCACTAAAATTATAGTCTAACCTTTAATTATGGCTGATGCAATAGACGAAAACTTGGAGTTACAGATGCTCGTAAACAACAAGGCTACGGGCTTTGAATATAAAAGAAGACGAATAGAACCCTGGCGCGAGAATTACGAATTATACAGAGACGAAGTACAGGTTAATAGGCTTACGCAACGCCAATCGGTAAACCTTCCACTTATGAAAACAGTCTTGCGTACACTCCTTAAGGACGTTGATGATCTACCCGTTATTCAGTTTGAGAGTCTGGATAATGACAAAGAGGCAGAGGTCTTCCAGAACGAGCATTGGAAGTGGACGCTTGAGACAAACAACGCGGAAATTCAAGATGTAGTAGATAAAAAGCAAGACTTCTTTTTTGGCAGGACATTTGATTCCTGGCAAATAGAGGACGGAAAGATAATCTTTGATATTGAAGATCCAGAGGATATTCTTGTGGATCGCTTTATGAACCCTTACGACTTAAATTCTTCAAGGTTCTTGATTCATCAGCATATATTTAAACCTCTAAGTAGTCTTGTGGATGACCCAGACTACGACCAGAAAGAGGTTAAAACACTTGTAGACTTTTTTGAGACTAAACTGGGTATTATTAAGGCAAAGGATAACGAAAATTCTCTACAGCAGAAGAACCAGAAGATGGCTGATCTGGGCGTAACAGATATTGACGATCCGGTTTTGGGCGAGACTTATGTTGAGCTTACTGTGCATTATGTATTTAGAGCAAACGAGAAATACGAGGGTAAGACGTTACCAGAGCAAATATTTGTGTACGTGGAAGCAGAAGATCAGGCTATATTAAGTAAGAAGCCTCAAGAGGAAATAATTGGCGTAACAAAGGATAACTGGTGGAGAAATCACTACAGGTATCACACTTGGGGGGATGATGTGGATAAACAGGATTTTTGGACTGACGGGATAGCGGATGTAGCCAGAACTCCGAATAAAATAGTGAACTCATGGTTTAGTCAGCTTGTGGAAAACAGGACGCTTAGAAACTTTGGTATGCACTATTACGATGCTTCGATTAAAGCAGAAGGGTTTGTACCAGGTACTTTTGAAGCGAAACCTTGGGGTTGGTATCCCGTACCTGGTAAACCATCAGACGTTATGCAAAAGGTTGATATACCCGATTTGTCTGAATCGTTAGATGAAATGCAGTATGTTGTAGACACAGTGGAGAAAGCGACTGGAGCTACAGCGTCAAAACAGGGCGCGACTACTCCAGGCGATAAAACCAAGTTTGAGATAAATGCAGTATTAAATGAGGCTACAGAAAGAACTCAAGGTATGAGTAAGTTTTATACACAGGCTTGGAAGCAGAGAGCTATGACGTATCTAAAGCTAATTGAGGCAGCGCCGGAAAAAATAGACGCGGTTAAGATTTATAAGGAAGGTAAAAATACTAACGATATTTACGAGCGAGAAATAACGACTAACGATTATATGAGAGAAGCGGGGTATAGGGCTAAGGTTTGGAGTCAAGACGAGAAGAAAGCAAAAGATACGGATTCACTCAATAAATTAAACCTTGCATTGGCAAATATGCCAACCAATCCTAAGTTGAGAGAGATTGCTAATAGGAAATTCTTAGAGTTTGCAGACCTAACACCGGACGAGATAACAGACATTATGTTGTTTGAGAAGCAAAATCCAGCACTCCTACCAAGTGGTACAATAGACCAAGCAGGGGTACAGGGGCAACCGCCTCCAACTCCCGTCAATCAACCTACTCAATAAATAAACAATCTATGCAAATATGAGCATAACAGAAAGAATCGAAGAAAAATTTGGGATTAAGGTAGAGAACTTCAACAAACTTGAGAAAGCTACTTACTTTGAGATGTTGAATAAAGTGCAAAAAGCGCAACTATCTCCTGATAAGTGGCGGGACTATATTATATCCATGCGAGAGTCGGTAGAGCGGGAACTAATAAAAGAGCCTGAATTTATTCGTATTTGGATATTTAAGTTTGAAAATAGAAATCAGATATTGTTAAAAGCCAGACTCCAGAATTACTTATTAATGGAGAGTTTTTTAATATCTCCTCAGAAAGCGCAACAACAACTGGAAGATATGATTGAAGGCATGCTGAATGGTTGACTTGAATAGAATATATCTGCTAATGTAGCATGTATGGACGAGAGATCGAAGAAACGATTTGACGAAATAGTCGAAAAAACCCCAGAGGAATTAAGCGAAAAAGATATTGGTTTTCTGCGAGCAAGACGTTCATACCTTAAAAAAGCGCAAGTAGAAGAATTTAAAAGCATACTCGACGCAAAAGTTGAGAACCTAAGCTCCGATAAGGAGACGGTAAAGAAAAATGCCAAAACCAAAAAATAATCACGTTAAACCTACCCCAGAAGAATTAGAAGCTGAAACCAAAGCAGCTATTAAGGAGGCTGAAAAATTAAAGGACGCTCCCCTAGAGGAAGACGACGAGGAAAGCCCAGAAGAAACACCGGAAGAAGAACCGGAAACTCCCGAAGAACCCGAAGAAGATCCAGAGGATGATGATGAAGAAGAACCAGAGGACGAACCAGAAGAAGATTCCGAACAAGCCGATCCATCCGAGGAAGCTAAGGATTATCTAAAGAAAGAGCTATCCGCTTCCGCCCGCGAAAACCAAAAGACACACGCTAAGAATAGGGTAATGAACAAAGCCTTAGTAGAAGCGGACGATATCCCAGAGCCAACAGACGAGGAAATGGCGACAGAGTTTAGCGATTGGGACTTAATGGATGATACCGCAAAAACTCTTGCTAAGGAGGCGGTTATAAGTCGCAAATGGAGGGCTGTAATATCTAAAGCAAAAGATCAAGCAAGTAAGATTGAAAAGTGGAACGAAGCAGTGGAGAAGTTTTCAGACGATCCCAAGACGTTAATAGATAATCCAGAGCTAGAGGGTAAAATTGGAGCTTTCCGCACATTTGCAATAGCAGAAGCAAATAATAACGTGCCTTTTAATATTTTAGTATCTGCTTTTTTACATGAAAATTCTACAGGTAGAAAGCAGAATAAGGGGAAGATGTTTGAGAGGGGTAAAGGCGGGTCTAAGCATAAACCACAGCCTAAATCAGACAAGATAAGTCTTGAGGAAGCGCGAAAATTAAGACAGTCTGATCCGAAAAAACATAAGCAATTACTGCAAGATGGGAAGATAGATATTGATATTTGAGTTAATTATTTTTTATATTTATAGTATAGGTGTCGGCTATAGCAGTTGTTGCACATACCTTTGCCTACATGTTTTATCTGAGTGGTTGAACAAACAATACATTCAGAATAATTCTTACTCCATTGTCCGCTTTTGTTTCTTATAGAAACACCATAACATTTGCTAGAGCAAAACTTACCTTTGTAAGCAGATCCCTTACCTCTATTAAACTTTTTTTTACAAGTCTGACAAATATAAGTAATATATCGTTTAATTCTGTCATACTTTCTTCCTCTATGTAATTTTCCATGACATTGACTACATACAGGAATTATATTTTTTAGATCGTTATTGTGTGGATTATTATCAATATGATGGAGCATTTGGGAGCTATTTTGACAGATCTTGCATCTATTTTCTAAAATTTTCTTTATTTTTTTAGTATATTTAATAGTTTTATAATTCTTTAAAATTTGATGTATTCTTTGTCTGCTAACCCCCATAATTCTAGCTATTTCCACTTGTTTGTGTTTGTGCCTGTTAAGAAGGGATATTAGGTTGTGATCTAGCATATTTAAATTATGATTAAAATACTTGACGCATGTCAAGTTGACATGCCACAAACTCGACGGATATCATTACAAGCAGATACACTCCTAAGCCCAATCGGGACGGTAAAGTAGATCTACAACTTTACCACTATGTCAGCATACGGAACAAAACTAGCAGAAGGATTCTCAAGCAAGTTAATGAAATGGGTATATGACCGATCATTGCTTGATGTTGTTGTTAATCGCGACTACGAAGGTGATATAAACGGGGTTGGTTCTCTCCTTAACATACTAGACTTTGATAAAATTTCTGAAAAAACTTACGCGGATGCAGCTCTTACAGCAGACGCTTTAACCGAAAATAACGGACAGCTTACAATTGACCAGTACAAATCTTTCTACTGGAAAGAGAAAACACTGGCAAAATGGCTCTCTTACATCAAGGATCCGCATCCTACTATAGTTACACAGGTGGGTAATGAGCGACTTAAAAATATGGACAGCTTTGCATTTGGCCTATACCCAGATGTAGGTTCTGGAAACTGGATCGGAACGAGTGAAACGGGCGGGACTGTAGAAGTAGCAGTAACTACAGGAGTTGTAACTGGCTCAGGAACGACCTTTACTTCCGCGATGGTTGGCAGACCATTTAAGGCAAACGGGCATTCAACATGGTACAGAGTTAAAGCCTTCACAAGCACAACTGAAATTACTATTGAAGATGATCTAGACGACGTAGCTTCCCAATACACAGGTGGAGCAATTGCAGCTACAGCAACTTATGAAGTACAGGCAGCCACGGTTCTTACTATAACGGCTGCAAATATCCTAAACCAAGTTGCAACGATGAAACAATTCCTGGACTTGGCAGAGAAGAATGGCTACACGGCAGTACCAGACACAGACAGATATCTAATTTGCCCTCCAGAGTTTTACACGATCCTTACTCAGGGAACAGGAGTTGTACTACATGTAGACGAAGCATACCAGGATCTTGTTAAAAAAGGATATATGGGAATGTTACAAGGCTTCCATATGTATATGTCAAACCGACTAACTGGCGACAATACAGATGGGTACTACATGTTAGCAGGACATCCAATGTGGATGACTTTTGCGGAGAAAGTACTTGACGCTAGAATGGAAGAAGACTTAATCGGCGACTTCGGTACAGCATACAAAGACTTGTTCGTGTACGGAGCAAAGGTTAAAGATCACGTACGTAATTCAGCAGTAGTAACATTCGCGAAGTTTTAACAAATAAATAAATTAGAAGCTATTAAAGCCTAAAGCTTAAGCCTAAAGCTCAATATCAAGCGTTAGGTTTTAAGACAAGGGCTTTTTTTAATGGAATAAAAACATGGCCATATTTTTAATAAAAGAAGATTTACCAAAAGACACACAAGCAGAGATTACAAGGATCGAAGCTATAGATAGTGGGTTGCGCTCTACTGGAGAGGCGAATTTCTTAACGGCGCTTGATCCTTACCTTAATAATAGAGTATTGCGGTGGGATACACAGTTGGTTCAGGGGCCGACTAATGAAAAACGATTATCTACAGATAATATTCTGGAAGCGGAGGGAGATAGTCTTCCTACTGGGGATTCAGGATTTAAGCAGGGAGCTATCTTTTATTTATTAACTAAGACTGGGGGTAATGCTTACGTCAATACGGGTACGAGCGACGCTGCTATCTGGACACTACCGACCCCAGAGGTAGCTTCACCGAGTCCGTCAGCGAGCGCGTCTGGTTCGGCCAGCGTATCGCCATCGCCTTCCGGATCGGCGAGTTTGTCAGAATCACAGAGTCTCAGCCCATCAGCTTCCGCTTCCGCTTCGCCAAGCCCATCACCATCGCAGAGTCCTAGCGGTTCAGCTTCCGCTTCGGGTAGCGCGTCTGGTTCGGCCAGCGCGAGCGCTTCGCTCAGTCCTAGCGCATCCGGCTCGGCTTCTGGCTCAGCGTCATTATCGCCGTCAGCTTCTGGCTCAGCGTCAGCGTCAGCGTCCCTCAGTCCTAGCGCATCGCTATCACCTAGCGCATCTCTTAGCCCATCGGCGTCGGGTAGCGCGTCTGAAAGCGCGAGCGCGTCAGCGTCAGAGAGTCCATCTCTCAGTCCATCGGCTTCCAGCAGCGCATCGCTATCACCTAGCGCATCTCTCAGCCCATCAGCTTCCGCCAGTAAATCGGCCTCGGCCTCACTTAGCCCGTCAGGAAGTGCAAGCCCATCAGCTAGTGAATCCGCTTCCGCCAGCGCGTCGTACAGTCCATCAGCATCACTATCGCCATCAGCGAGCGCAAGTCCGAGCGCGTCAATATCATTTCCTTAATAAAATATGAACTATATAAAACAAGCCCTTAAAACAGCAGTCTCAGGAGAGATCCAAGGAGGAGAGACAGCATTTCAACTTCCAAATGTTGAGTGCGCTATGGTTAAGATCCGCGCTTTGGCGAGTAATTCTGGTAATGTATATCTTGGAGGTTCTGGTGTTACTGTACCAGACGGGACAACGGATGAAACGTCAGGATATGAGTTAGACGCGGGACAAGATACAGACTGGCTTCCAATAGATAATTTGAACAGGCTATACGGAATTTGTGATAATAATGGCGATGATATGGTATATATAGCTCTCCGATAAGCTTCTTTTGACATATTTCAAATAAAAGAGTAATATCTACTCATGTCGCTAAAAAGGATTAATGTCTATATAAGCGAAAAGGCATATAACTTCTTAAAAGAATCCGAGGGAACAATCAGTGAAAATGTCCGCTCCGCTATTAATGAATATATACGTCTTGTTCGAGAACTAGAAGTAAGCGCCTCTCAATCTAAAAGAAAGGAGAGTGAGTAATATGGATAATACAAGAAACGATCAACCACCTACATTAGCGAATACACCGCAGTCAGTAGATGAAAAAGTATCACTTACACCTGTAAGAAAGCCTGGACAGTCTATAACAATGTCTTTCCCAGACGCTATCAAAGAAGTTATTAATGGCAAGAGCATTACTAGAATAGCGTGGGGTAATAAAGATTTTTGTTTAGTCAAAGATGGCTGGTTGGTAATATTTACTAAGGGAAAGTTTCACACTTGGTCTGTAAATGACGGCGATCTTGAGGCTAACGATTGGATAGTAAAGGAAGAAATGCAAAGAAGCAAATTAAATGACTGAACTAACTGTCTGCATACCTAACCGCAATTCGCCTTTCACGGCGCAAACTATTGATGACGTTTTAAAGAACGCTGGCTGTGAGGTCGAAGTAATAGTAAATGTTGACGAGAAGTGGCCGGAGCCTTTGTCTGAGGACAAGCGGGTTCACTATATACATCCTAACTCTCCTATCGGGTTGAGGCAAGCGGTAAATAGTTGCGTAAGGATGGCAAAAGGAGAATATATTATGAAATGCGACGATCATTGTGCTTTTGGCGAGAATTTTGGAAGGATACTAATTGAAAATCATAAGAACGAGTTTTGGGTACAGATACCGAGGCGATATGCTCTAGACGTTGATAATTGGGCTATAGAGAAGCGGAGGGACAATAAATATCCTATTGACTATATGTATCTGGATTTTCCGCGCAAGGGCAAAGCTCACGACGACGGGATGCACGGAGTACCCTGGAAGCGTCCGGAAAGAGTAAATAAAATGGAATATCCTGCGCCAACTTATCTTATTGACGACACGCCTTCGATGCAAGGCTCTTGCTACTTTATGACTAAGAATTATTTTGAGAATATATTTGGAGGATTTAAAGAAGAAGGGTACGGACAGTTCGCGCAGGAAAGTCAGGAGTTGGGATTTAAGACTTGGTTGGGCGGGGGAGCAGTTAAGGTAAATAAAAAAACGTGGTACGCTCACCTACACAAAGGGAATAGGTTTGGAAGGATGTATAAGTTTCCGGGGGGGACTGTAGAAGCTTCTAATTGGAGTGCGGAGCATTGGTTGAATAATAGGGAGCCTAATATGATCCATGAGTTTGCTTGGCTGATAGACGAGAAGTTTCCAGATATGCCGAGTTGGCCGAAGGATTGGAAGGAACAGATAAGGAGGATGGGATGGGTAAAAGAATAGTTTTACCTTTGTGGTTACATTTTAGATTGTTTAAATTAATTTATAAATTATTTGGCAAGAAGAAAGCTATTGAATTTTTAAATCACTTTGATTGATATGGACGACCTAACTAAACTAGCAATTAAATACGGCACGGACAAGTGGGGTAAGCATCACTACACGCCCTATTACTACAATATGTTTAAGGATAGGCGAGAAAAAGTTGAGAAGGTTCTTGAGATAGGGGTAGGCGAAGGCGCGGGGCTTAGAATGTGGCGAGACTTCTTTCCAAATGCGATGATTTATGGAGCGGAGATAGATACAAATAGATTATTTATTGAAGACAGAATTGAAGTTATAAGATGCGATCAATCTTATTATGATGATTTAATTTATCTTGTCCAAAGAATAGGGATAGATTTTGCAGATATTGATATAGTTATTGACGACGGCTCGCACAGACCAGAAGATCAGGTGTTTACTTGCAAAACACTTATGCCTTTACTTGACGATAGAGCAATCTATGTTATAGAGGACGTAGCAGATGAGGAGATATTAGAAAAGAGCGTAGGGTTTAAATTGGTTAAAATGTTATCTGGTTATTATGTTAATGTCAAAAAGGTTGGAGATCGTTACGATGACAGATTGGTTATAGTAGGTAAAAATGAGTAAAGTATCAATAAAAAACACAGTGTTTGAATTAAAAGTAGGCTTAATATCTTTTAGGTCTAGTTTAGTAAGCATAGACAAAAAAGGCTATATAAACACAGTGTTTTTTCTACTGGATTTTGGCGTAGGGAATTTAAATTCTTATTTTAATACATGGGGAGTATGGTTTTATGGAAGTTTTTTTAGAAAGTATGATGGAACTAAGGCAAGAGGTTTTAGTATTCCTATTATTCATTACGGAGAACCATATGGCTAAAGTATCAATAATCATACCAGCGAGGGGGGAGAAGCCAGAAAATGTAAGCAGAACGCTTAAAAGTATTTATGAAAATGCTACTGGTGAATTTGAGATAATAGTAGGCTTTGATGGAAAAGAGTCTTACCAAATGATTAATTGTGTGGAATATTATCCCAATACTCAATATATAGAATTTCCCTCGCTTGTCGGCATAAAAACCAATATAAACGCTCTAGCTTCTATGGCTACAGGAAAATACATATATAAGTCGGACGCACATTGTAAATTCGGCAAAGGTTTTGACGAGATCCTCCAGAGAGATATGCAACCAGACTGGATTGTTATGCCACGCTTCTACATCCTCAAAGGTGACACCTGGACTAGACAAGAGAGAGATGGCGAACTTGAGTTTTACGATTACTTTTACTTATGTTGCCCCTTTACAGACCCTAGAGGATTTAGGTTTAAAGCGGGGGGACATTGGAAGGAGAGGACTAAAGAAAGAGATCCTAATATAGTATCTAGTGCTGGTAATGAACTTAGACGTAAGATTGACGAAACCCCTCAAATTCACGGATCGGGTTGGTTTATGGAACGAGATCACTACTTTAGACTTGGTGGATTCCCTAACGTCGACCCACACGGACACGCTCAAGAACCTATCTGGTTGGCTCTAAAGAATTGGTTAATGGGGGGACAGGTTGTGGTGAATAAGAACACCTGGTACGCGCATATGCACCAACAGGGTAATAAGAGAGGGTATCATATGGACAGGGCGCAAGAGAGTCTATCTTATAAGATAGCAGCAGATCACTTTGTAGGAGATAGGGGAAACTACTTATATAGCTTTGATTGGTTTGTAGATAAGTTTATGCCTATGCCTACATGGCCGGATAACTGGAAGGAATTATTGCATAACTGGGAGGTGGTGAATAAATAAATGAATACTTACGACTACGTAATAAATAAATATAATATCGACGTTGGGCCACGCTACATCGTAGATATTCCTAACATGGGAAGGGATGATATGGCTGATTTATTCGCCGAACTGGGATTTAACATAGGTGCGGAAATTGGAGTATTTAAAGGGAAATATTCAGAGGTTTTGTGTAAAGCAAACCCTAAGCTCAAACTATACGGAGTGGACGCTTGGAGGTTGGACGCTCACGAACCAGGAGTATTCGTTGGTGGCGAGAGACAATCTCTTTTTGACGGCTTTCTTATGGAAACTCTGGAAAGAATGGCTCCTTATCAAAACTATAAAATCGTCCAAAAACTTTCTATGGATGCGGTAAAGGATTTTGAGGATGAATCACTCGATTTTGTCTATATAGACGCGGGACACGATTTTACCAGCGTTACAAACGATTTGCATTTCTGGTTGAAGAAAGTTAAACCAGGGGGGATTATGTCAGGACACGATTACGCCCGTTATCCTTTTCATAAATATATCCACGTCAAAAGAGTTTTAGAGGCTTATTGTTGGAGTTATAAATTGCTTCCTCTTTTTATAGTAGGATCGCATGAAGTAAAGGAGGGAGAAATCAGAGACAGGTATAGAAGCTGGTTTTTTGTTAAAAAATGATAATCGGAAACGGGGATATAGCTAGCGCTTTAACTAAAAGGAGAGGTTTTACTTTCTTTGCTTCTGGTGTGAGTAATAGTAAAGAAACAAGACACTCAGAATATTTAAGAGAAAAAGAAATGATACTAAAGCAAGATATGTCTAGACACTTAGTTTACTTTAGTACTCTATCTGTATTTACAAAGGATACTGTTTACACACGCCATAAAAGAGCTATGGAGGAATTTGTTAGGTTTGAATTTCCCTCATGCACGATAGTCAGAGTTGGTAATATTACCTGGGGTAATAATCCGAATACGTTTATTAATTTCTTTAAAAATAAAGTCAAGAACGGTGAACCCATAAGCGATCTTATACTAGATGAATATCGCTATGTTGTAGACAAAGATGAATTTCAATATTGGATAAACCTTATCCCTAAATGGAGTTGTGAGATGTCAATTATTGGTAGGAAGATGAAAGTTGCGGATGTAGTAAAGGAGTATGTAACATGATATCAATATTTGCAAAGCCAGCATTTTTAAATGTAAATCCTAACGAGGCTTTTAAGGATAGGACGAAGCCAGTTAGATCGGGACACTTAATGCGTGTGTCTTCGATGATTAGGGGCGATCAGATTGCTGAGGCTATTGGCGCGAAACTCAACCCTGAAAGCGGGTACGAGGATGATGTCTGTATATACGTTAAGCCTCACGTTCGGAAGAAAAATGATTTTTCTTTTGAAGGAAAAAAGGCATACTTGGATATTATAGATGGCCATAATCTAGGAGATTTAGCACTTAAACATCCAGAGGTTACAGTAATAGTTTGTTCAAAAGTAGATTACGTTACTATGTCTAAAGCAATACCCAATAAAATCATTCTTATCCCCCAGCATCACTGTAATTTCGAGCGACTCGAAAGAAAAAGTAAAAAGATTAGATCAGTAGGTGTTATAGGAACAAAGCACGCTTTTCCTCACTTGCCTAAAGGATTGCGGGAGGCGCTTAAGGAAAGGAATATAGAGTTAGTAGAGTTCTCAAAATTCTTTAGTCGCACAGATATTATAAAATTTTATATGAGCATTGATCTACAGATTGTCTGGAGGCCATATAAGAAGCTACTATCTAATCCTCTAAAAATAGTAAATGCCGCTTCATTTGGAATACCAACAATAGCGCTTAGCGAGCCAGCTTTTCACGAATTAGAGGGGAATTATCTTGGTATAAATACACCATATGAGCTTCTTTCTGAATTAGATTATCTTATAGAAAAGCCACGAATTTACAGCACTAGGTCTTGGTTTTGTATTAAATTAGCGGAAAAATATCATATAGATAATATTGCTAAGTTATATAAGGAGCTAGATCGATGATAGGATTTACCTGCGGAGTATTTGATTTAACACACGCTGGACACTACCTTATGTTTAAGGAGGCTAAGTATCTTTGCGATCTATTGATTGTTGGAATTAAAGTTGATCCGACTGTAGATAAGCCGGATAAGAGAAAACCGATACAGTCAATGACAGAAAGACAAATACAGGTAAAATCGTGTAAATACGTTGGCGATGTAGTTACTTACGAAACAGAACAAGATTTAAAAGTGCTTGTAGATAGTCTCAGTATAAGCAGGGTGTTTATGGGATCGGATCATTTAAACAGACCCAAAGGTAGTTATAGGAAGTACTGCGATAAGAGAGGGATAGAGATAGTTTATACGTCCAGACGACATAAGTATTCAACCACTAATTTAATAGAAAGGATTAAACAATCAAAATGATAATTAGTCAAACACCATTACGGGTTAGTTTTTTGGGCGGGAACACCGACCTAAGAAATTATTTCCTCAACTACGGAGGACTCGTCTTATCAACTACAATTGATAAGTATATCTATTGTATCGTTAAAAAACGCTTCGATAATCTTATTTATATTAACTACTCGATCAAAGAAGTTGTTAAAAACGTAGACGATATAAAGCACGAGTTAGTCAGAGAGGCTTTGAGGTTGACGGGAATAACTGGGGGTATTGAGATAACTTTCTTGTCTGATATTCCAACAGAGGGGTCAGGGCTTGGATCTAGTAGCACTGTAACTGTGGGTTTGCTAAACGCGCTACACACCTATCTTGGGTCTACTGTAAGCTCCGATGTTTTAGCTCAAGAAGCTATTAAGATCGAATTGGATATACTAAAAAAACCAATAGGGATTCAAGATCAGTACGCTGTCGCTATGGGAGGATTAAAAGCATATGATTTTCTCCAGTCGGGAGCAGTTACGGGCAACGGAATAGTTATCTCAGAATCAGTAAAAGAGGATTTTAACAATAGCTTGATGTTGTTATATACAGGGATAACACGAAGCGCAGATGATGTATTATCTTCTTTTAATGTTGAAAACAATATACCGCTTCTGGGTCAGAATAAACAATTTACTATTGATGGGATTGATGCTTTATTGAGAGAAGATTTAAGAAAGTTTGGTTTACTGCTTCACACTTATTGGCAGGTTAAAAAACAGTTAAGCGATAAGGTAAGCAACCTTGAGATAGACGCTATGTATAGTCAGGCGTTGAGAGCCGGAGCTATTGGGGGTAAAGTTATTGGAGCAGGGGGCGGTGGGTTCTTATTGATAATGTTTCCGGCAAATAAGCGAGCAAAGATCAGAGAAGCTTTGAAAGAGTACCGAGAATTACCTTTTAGATTTTCTGAGTTAGGAAGTCGGATTATATTTAACGTATGAAACATCCTAAACAATTAATAGAATTAATAAAGTGGGCTGATTTTGTCTATATCTGTGGTAATGGTGGAAGCGCCAGTACAGCCAACCACTTCGCTAACGACTTAGTTAAGATGTGTGGAGTTGGGGCAGTTAGTCTTTGTGCTAACGAGGCTATTGTAATGGCTTATGCTAATGACGATGGGTATGAGAATATTTTTGTTAAGCAACTGGAGGTTTTCTTAACAATTAATGATTTGCTTATCACAATATCGGGGAGCGGTACATCGCCTAATATTGTAAAGGCTAAGAAGTATGCAAGACAATTACTTTGTCCTGTTTGGAGCTTTCCTACAATGAAAGAGAGTAATCGCAACATGCTAGAAGTAGAAGATTATCACTTACAGATAGCGCACGCAGTAACTACTGTATTATCAAAATGAAAAAAATACTTGTAACAGGCGGGGCGGGATTTATAGGGAGTCATTTGGTAGAGCGTCTATTGGAGTTGGATGACGAAAACAAGGTATTAGTTTTAGATAATTTCTCTACAGGAAAAACGGATAATCTACCCGTTCATAGAAATATCATAATTGAGGACTTAGATATTCTTGGATTTCCCGATATATTTTTTGAAAATATAGACGTTGTATACCACTTGGCAGCGCTAACCAGACCTAGAGAGTCGTTTATAAATCCAGCAGAGACAATTAGGGTTAATATGGAGGGAACGCTTAATATAATACAGCACTGTATTAAGTACGAAGTAAAAAAGCTAGTTTATGTTTCCAGCGCTTCTGTTTACGGCCATCAGCTAAACTATCCAAACGATGAGTATGCTAGAACCAAACCAAAAAGTCCTTATGCTGTAACTAAGCTAGCAGGCGAGATGTTATTAGAGACGTTCAAAGATTTAGATTATGATATTGTCAGACCTTTTAATGTTTACGGGAAAAGACAAGACCCTAGTGGGCCTTATGGCGCGGCAGTCCCTAAGTTTATAGATGCGTTGAAGAATGGAAAACAACCATATATAACAGGGGATGGTAGCCAGTTTAGAGATTTTATATATATTGAGGATTTAGTAGACCTTTTAGTTACAGTGGGTATTGATAACTATTTAACGCTTAGTGATGTGTTTAACGCAGGATCGGGACAGCCGACAACAATTAACACCTTGTATAATAAAATTGGTTTTGTTATGGATAAAAAGGTAGAACCTAAGTACGTTGAAGCTGTTGACGATCCAAATACACATGCTAATATAGGAAAGGCTGAGTCATTACTAGGTTGGAAACCAAAACATAGTTTGATTGAAGGATTAACTAAGACGATACAATGAGAGACAGTAAAGGAAGATTTATAAAAGGGCATAAAATGTTCCCTGGTGTCGAGAAGGGTTGGTTTACCAAAGAGAGAAGTTGGAATAAACATCCTAGATTTATAAATGGCAAATGGGGGTATAGTCAGTTTAAAAAGAGTAGTTGTGAGGATTGTGGATCAACTAAATACCTAATGGTACATCATATAGATCACGATAATACAAATAATAAGCTTAAAAATTTAAAAACTGTATGTGCAAAATGTCATACAAATACTTATCATCCTAGAAAGTTTGGAGGAAATCAATATGTCCAATTATAAAGTGGCGATTTGTGGCTATGGTTGGGTCGGAAAAGCTATGCACAAGTTGTTTCCAGAGGCTTTTATCTATAGTCGTGGAGTAGTAAAACATGATGGAAAATGGTTTAAAGGAAGATATGGTGAGTGGGCGGAAAATTATGACGATGATTATAAAAAACAAGTCAACAAATGTGACGTTGCTTTTATTTGTGTACCAACTCCTAATAAATTGACTTTTCCTCCTATTCAAGAAAAAACATATACCGACAAAGAGAATATAATGCCAGAACTAGAACCCAAGTTATATAGTGAAGACAAACTTGACACCTCAATTGTTGAGGAAGTCATCAAATGGTGTGAGTGTCCCCTACTTGTTGTTCGCTCTACAGTAAATCCGGGGGATTGTGATAGGTGGCGAAAGAAATATAAAAAAGATGTAGTAATGCAACCGGAATATTTAGGTGAAACTCCCAATCATCCCTTACTTGATACTGTTAATAATCCATTTCTTATTATTGGTTCGCGCTCAATGAATAACGGAAGCAGAAAACTTATCGAGTTATACCAAACTGTTTACAATGCCAATGTCAATATCCGGCAAGTAACTAATCTTGAGGCCGAAATTATCAAACTATCTGAAAATAGAGCAATAGCTTTTAAGGTAGCACAATGTCAGGAATTGTACGATGTTTGTCAAGAAGCGGGGGTCGACTACTATACTATTCGGGAGGCTGTGTATAGTGATGATCCCCGTTTAAATCTATGGTGGTCTTTTGTATTCCCCGACAAGCGCGGGTTTAACTCCAAGTGCATACCTAAAGATATTTACGCCTGGTGTGCTTGGGCTGAGAGTTGTGGATACGAGCCAAAGATAACGAGGGCTATATTGGAGAAGAATAAGGAGTGGATAGATGAAGCATAAAGATAAGGTTAAACTAGCGAGAAAATTACGCACACGCGAAGAAAGTAAAAAGAAAAATCGTGTGAGTATTTGGAATACTATTGGTTGGACTAGTCGTAAGAAGGCTATATTTGAGCGAGTTGAGAGAAGAAAAAACAAGATTAGATATGAGGTGATGGATAATGAGAGATAAAAAATCAGAATGCAAACATAACTGGGATTTTATACAACATAAATTGTTTTCGCATAGTGCAGTTGTAAAGGAAGGTCTTATAGCGCAAGATGCCGAAAATATCGGCAATTTTTATTGTTATGAATACTATTGTACTAAATGCTTAAAAATAATATTAAAATTGGATAAACGCCGTCATTAAAAAATGAAAAGAATAATAGCAGTAGACTTTGACGGCGTTATCCATAAATTCAGAAAAGGCTGGATGGATGGCTCTATTTATGATGAGCCAGTTGAGGATGCTATCAAAGAATTAAACATGCTGAATAAGAAGGGCTATAAGGTAGTTGTCTTAACAGCACGAACAGAACACAAAGAAATACAAGAATGGTTAAAAGATAAGGGAGTCAACTTTGATATTGAAGTAACGAATGTAAAACCGCCAGCTATCGCATACATAGACGATAGAGCTATCAGATTTACAAACTGGAATGATATATATAAGTATTTTTAATTAGACTAGCGCTTAACCAGGAGAGTTCTCCCAGGAGAGAGCGTCGCTAGCGCTCTCCTGGTTATGATAGATTTAACAATAATCATACCGGCTCGTAATGAGGAGTTTTTGGGGCGTACTCTTAAAGACCTAAATAAGAATATCGAAGGTAACACTGAGATAGTAGCCATACTAGACGGCTATCTCCCCGACCCTCCCCTAGACCCAGACCCCAGAGTAACGATCATATATAATCCCGTGTCAGTTGGTCAAAGAGCAGCCAGTAACCAAGCAGCCAGACTTGCCAGAGGTAAATACCTAATGAAGGTAGACGCTCACTGCGCATTTGATAAAGGCTTTGATGTGAAGATGTTAGACGCTTTCAAAGAGACGGGCGACAACGTAACTATGCTTCCTCTTATGAGAAATCTTCATGTGTTCGATTGGGTTTGCTCCGAAGGACACAGGCGCTACCAAAGTCCCTCCGGTGTTTGCGAGGATTGCGGTAAGCCAACTACCAAAGATATAGTCTGGTTCCCTAAACCTTCTCCTAAAACCTTTACCTTCCGTTTTGATAAGACGCTACATTTCCAATATTGGGGGGATCTAGCCAAGAGGCCGGAGAATATCAAGGGCGGTAATTTACGCGAGACAATGAGTATACAGGGTTCTTGCTTTATGTGTACTCGCTCAAAATGGTTTGAGCTGGATATTTGTAGCGAAGATTTTCATAGTTGGGGTCAACAGGGCGTAGAGGTTGCTTGTAAGACTTGGTTATCGGGAGGTCGGGTAATATCTAACCTCAATACTTGGTATGCACATATGTTTAGAACCAGAGGCGCGGATTTTGGCTTCCCATATTCTAACCCACAAGATAAGGTTAATGAGAACAGGGAGTACTCAAGACAGCTATTTATGAAGGATAACTGGCCAAAAGCGATACATAAGTTCCAATGGCTTCTTGATAAATTCAACCCGCCGGACTGGAGTATTACTAAAGGGATGATCTACTACACAGAG